CGGAGCTATAAATTCCAGCCCTGTTGCCCCAGTATTAACCCTAACTAGATTATCCCCTTGTCCGGAGTAGCTGCTTGGAGTATCAGTCAAATCTTCGAAGTTGTCTGTATCGTTATCTACAGGAGGAGCTACGAATTCAAGAGCTGTGCCCGCACCATCGACCTGTAAAATGTTTCCAACTGCCCCAAGACTTCCTGGGGTGTCTGTGAGACCCGTGAAGGTATCTGTGTTAGTATCAATCGGAGTGAGGAACTCCAGTCCGTCCTGTGTTCCTTTTACTGTTACCACCTTCCCCGCTTCTCCTGCATAACTCCCTGGAGTGTCAGCAAGTTCTATAAATTCGTCAATATCAATTCCAGCTCCCGGAGCTATAAATTCCAGCCCTGTTGCCCCAGTATTAACCCTAACTAGATTATCCCCTTGTCCGGAGTAGCTGCTTGGAGTATCAGTCAAATCTTCGAAGTTGTCTGTATCGTTATCTACAGGAGGAGCTACGAATTCAAGAGCTGTTAACTTGTAGAATGTCACCTTCTGCACCAAAACTTCCTGGAGTGTCTGTAAGCTCAAGAAATTCATCTATATCCACACCAACGCCTGGGGCTACGAACTCCAATTCACTTGCTCCAACATCAACTCTCACCAGATTTCCGCCCTGTCCAGAGTAACTCCCAGGGGTGTCAGTGAGGTCTACGAACTTATCAATGCCGGCTACAGGGGTTATAAACTCCAGCCCGTTAGTTCCTGCGTTAACCTGTACTATGTCCCCTTGTGATGTTCCTCCATAATCGCTTGGCGTATCTGTGAGACCTACAAAGGTAACAACCCCAGGAACAGGCGTAGTGAATTCCAGTGCAATACCTGAACTATCTACTGTAACTACATCACCTTCTAATGCTCCTAAATAATCTGGCGGGGTATCGGTAAGTTCTATGAACGAACTAGCACCCCCAGGTGAAATACTAAGAATTAAGTCTCCAATCCGTATCTCTAAATCTCTTATTAGCTGTTCCTGGCTGGACAGCATGCTGAATATCGTAACAATATCTTGCTCTATCGCTATTATCTTCCCCCAATAGAGACGTAGTAAATAATTTCGCTTATTCTTATTGGTGCACTTGTTGAAATTCTTGTAGCTATGAATTTGCCATTAATATTGGGGAAATCTAGAGTATTCTTCCTATTAGGTAATGTTGGGTCTAAAGATAAAGTACGCTCAATATAAGAAGGGTCTGCCGTTGTATTATTCATACCATCAAGACCTATTGTTACAGAACCTGTTCCATCTGCAATTATTTCTATTTTGGATATAGTTTTTTCTTTATGCGTATCAAAGTCGATTATAAACTCTGCTGATGCGTTTATGGGAAGTCCTTCATCTTGCTCTACGTCCCTACCAAATTTATATATGCTCGCATCCTCACCTACGAAATAACTCCCAAACTCGACTGGATACGGGTCGATAAAACAAGCAGGAAAACTAAAGAAGAATCTCTCATCGTAATCATCTATAGTCCAGTTATTTAAATTAATATTAAATACATAGGCTTTTGGAGTTGGGGTTTTTATGAACCACCACAAATCTCCTTCTCCTCTATCAAAATAAACAACTGACGTGGCTAGATTCTCTTTAGGTAGGGTAAAGACTTCGTCTCTAATTCTTTTGTTTATATCTACTGCGGTAATTGTACCTTGAGAATATATATAAAAATTATCATTTCCTGCAAACATTAAAGCATCCAAGGCAGTGGCGAAAGCTTTCTTGCCTAATATTCCTACACTGGTGCTCGCCACAAAAGTTCTTAATATTTCATCGCCCGATATAAATCTCTGTGTCTCTATCTCTCCCTCATGTAGAACAACCAGTTCATCTCTTACGGGTACTGCGGCAAGTATTCGGCTTGGACACTGAGAAGGTACTTTAAAGCCTGACGTAGCTGACGTTGGTAAAGTATCATCCCACGTCTCATCATCGAACCTTTCAGTCCATCTCATCCCGTTAGGAAAGCTCTCACCAATTAACTCGTCAGGTTCTAAATCCAGAGCTACCACAAATCCTTCATAGGAAACAACAACTCCCGCCTGCGGAGCACCTGGTGAGGCATCTTGTATTGTGGTACCATCCCAATACTTAAGTGGTTTGCCCGCATGTGCGAAGTAAACTTTATCGTTCCATTCCGTAAAGATAATTGTCTCTGTCGCTTTAACTGGGTACAAAAACTCTGTTATTAAATTTATAGTCCATGTCGTGCCATCATAAATGAGCTGATAGAAAGAATTTCCAACTACTAAGAGAGCTTCTATCTTCTGACCGCTTTCTATAGACCTTGAATGACATCCACGCACTTCATTTTGTGTATCCACCACGAACTCACTACTTAGAGGAACCTCGTCCGTAGCCTCAAATTTAGAACTCACTACCGGTTCACCAAAAGTGCTTGCAATAGGAGTTGGTATCTCTGTGAATGGAGGGAATATTCCTTGCTCGGCTAATTCATACCCTGATTTTATCTGTAACCCACTAAGCCTCGGGTGGAAATTGCTTACTTTCCATAATCCGCCTACAGGGTGAACACCTTTGTTTATACCTAAATTTAGTCCGGGGTTCCAGTTCTTTACCGATATTCTTTCTTCTTCTGCCATTATACTCGATTCGAGATTGCAATTGTCTCTGTTCCTTTAGATAGAGATTCACTAAGTATAACTCTGTTTTTCTCTCTTTCATACCTTGACCTTGCGTCTTGTATTGCAGTGCTATCCCCTCTGAGCTGTATGTTTATATCGAGCAGGTAACTGGTAGCTCCAAGTTCCAATAATCTTGGATAAGAATTTGTGAAATAGTTCGTATCAACATCGTTAACCAAGTCTGGTAAGAACTTAAAGTATTTATGCAACAAAGCATTACCATTTACCGTTGCAAATGGTTTTATCTTTATATTCTCTCCCTCGATGGTAAATACCAAAGGAGTGGACCCTGTACCAAAATATACCGGATTAAAGAACAAACTCTCATCATTAGCAGTCAGGCTCTCGAAGGTGTCTCTATCCGTGTATTGTACTTTTTGGATTACTACCCCATTTGTATCTACAAAGAACATAGACTCCGAGCGGTGAAAGTCTGTAGGTAGTGCATACAAAACAGTATCCTGTATTAAAGGAATGTTTTGGCTTTCTTCGGCTATTCTGAAATTGTTCTCGGTTAATACTTCCTTGATTGTATCATTGATAGCATCATCAATTATCTGGGTATCAAGTTGAGACGGGTCAGGAGTGCTTGAGAACAAGTCTTGTCTATTAAGATTTCTTATCACCCTGTTTCTGATATCAACTAAGTTAGGCATGAAATCCCTCGTTAGAGTCAGTGGATGGTTTCATAAGGTAGTTATCTATCATCACAGTCCCCTCAGCAATCTCCAACAGGTACGAAGAGACTCCCTCTAAGGAACCAGCGGTAAATAGTGTGCGGACAGGATCAAAGTTAGAGTCCATCACCTCCCCAAACGTAATGGTTCTTTGTGTACCCTCCTTGGGGGTGAGGAGCAATGCATAACGCCCTTTACTATGCTGTACACTTAGCCCACTAAGACCGCAACCGTCTTTTATGCGACCAATTAGCTCATCAATAAGATCGGATATCCTTGGTGTTGGATCACTGTTATTCATTTAGATATCCCCATGTTTCAACGGCACATTGATAAGAGGCCGAGAGAACCACGATGTTATTTGTTAGGCAGGTAATATAATAATCTGCACCTTCAACGGAAACACAATCCTCAAGACATGGATTAACCACAGAATATTCTCCAGTTTCACAAAATTCAAACTGGCATTTATGCTCGGTATTTGTTGTTTTTCTTGGGGTAACGTCTTTTATGCAACTGCCCATAAACAGACTTAAGACGATTATCACTAGACTCAACGTTTTGAATAAACTCATCTTTTGCTTCCTTCCCCTTATATGTGGCGATTTCAGTTCTCTGGTCTTCTATCCGTAGGGATTGTTTCCTTATTTTCCGAGCTTTCAACCAGTTGCTTACTAGGCTTGGCAAAGCTAAGAAGATTTGTGCAATTATAGTCCACATTTGTCTCTACGCTTTTGGCCCCATTCCAATCTCTCCCATTTGTTTAACATAGTCGTCTACTGTTCTAAGTTTATTGTTGAATAGACCGTGCTTATGGGCAGAAGTACTTTCCACGGTACCATCTCCCTCCAGACTATCGAGTACGAAGTTAATTATCGCCTTTATTGTCCTCGTTCTAACGTAGGTAGGGGATCCTGAATAGCGAGACTGGGTTTGCTCTACTATAGAATCTGTTGCTTTAATCTTCGCTTCTTCTTTTTCTGGCCCGTCAGGGAGTTGATCTAAGCTAGCCTGTTTCTCTTTTACCAGTTCTGTGATAGAACCAACAAGTTCCTGTGCTACCAGCGAAATTGCCTTAATGGCAAGATCGGCCATGGTTCCAAAACCTATATATTTGTCAACAAGACTATAAACAAAATTCAAAAATGTAACCATGATTTACCTCCTGTTATTTAAGATACTCTAATCCTCTCTTGTAAGTCTCTGTAAATCTATCTAATCCATGACTACCCCCGTTAACCAACCGTCTTGCCTCTTTTAAATCATATCTTCCCAAGGCTCTCCCGATAGAAGTTTGCTTGGACTTTAAGAATAGAGCTAAGGCACGAGCAGATATTATCGGGTTACCTATTAAATCAGGGTATTTATCAAGGGGTACTTTCATTTTCTTTCCAATCTCACGGAAGTTGTAACGACCAGTTAATTGTATGGCACCTCCTCCTCTATAGTCATACCCGTCTGGCTTGCTTTTATTGCCTAAATCCTCTCGTGCATCGTATAAATCAAAGGTATGTCCTATCTTCCTTCCCTGTGAACTCGTATTATATCGAGATACATATTCACGAACACAGATATTAAAATTTCCTGTCTCTGCGGCAATAGTTCCTAAAGCCATAAGAATCATAGATGCATCATCTAGATTTTGCTCATTAAGAGCCATGAAAACAATAGGCCAGTAACGTCTTACATAGGTTTTATTAGCTTCTGGCACAATCTTTATTACGGCATCGTTAGTAAATTGTTGCAAGCACTGTATATTCATCTCGTTAAATTCTCCCTTCCATAAGAACTATAATAACCTTAAGAATGCGGAGTGGATACCTCATTGTTTATAACCATTATCCCGTTTACGTCCTCTTTCGCTGCCAAAATGTGCCCCTATGAAGCCGATCAGCAAGGTCAATGCCTGCCCTACTTCTACAGGTACAGCTACACCCGTTGATACTTTAAAGCCCCAAGTGAGTATCACCGTAATAGCTCCTGCTATTACCATCCATGTTAAGCCTGTTCTCTTTTGATGATTTAGGTAATTATTCGTTTGAATCACCTCCTAATCACAAAACAGATATAAGTGTATCATATTGTATCCATGTTTACAATAAAGCTCGCTGGTGTGGATTTGTACTTAAAAGAATATTACGCTAAAGGGATTTGCCATTTGTTAGAGAGATAATTCTCTAGCCCAGTTGTTTCATCCTCCGTCAGGATGTGGTCAAACATGATAATCTCTGCAAAATGACCGCCCCATGTATCCTCACCACCGAGACGATTGCCAATGATCAAGTCCCCAGCCGAATCATCCATAGGGACCCCAACCGGAGCTTCATTTACATCTATGCTAACCAACAACCCGTTTACTCGAAACTCTGGAAGGTTTATCACATTAGAACTGTCATATAATATGGCAACGATATGGTCATCACCTAGAGATATATCTCTGTTTGTAGAGCTAAAATTCCCACCTGATGTTCCAAATTCTTGAGTAAAAGCAATTCTCATTTCTCCCCCACTAACATTCTCAAGTTGACTCACGGTCAAATCGTTTTTAGCGAAAATCACCCCCAAATTATTTTGCCCCGCAGTCAACGGATTTAGAACAGCGAAGACCGATCCCCCTCCACTAAATATATTGTCAATAGAGCTGTTTGCAAGAATAGATAATACATCATCTGCCCCATCATAAGTAATGACGTTTCTGCCAGCAATAGTGTTTGCATCGGTAACAGGTTTCAAAGCATTGTCAGACTGCGTCGCATCATTACTATTACCACTCTTATCCCTCCACTCACTCACTAACCCACCGGATTCCGTAATCATATTAGTGTCAGAGGCGTCTAGCCAGAGCTGTAAACCATCAATCTGATCAGGGGGAATCCTCCGCCACTTGGCAGTTAGGTAAGCTTCTACTGTTTGTCTTTCTGCCTCCAAAAGCACTCTATCGTAAACAATAAGTTCTGCGATAATACCATCTAAACTATTGGCTGTTTCATCCGCCCTGTCTCCAATCGAAGCAGACCCACCTTGAGTGTCGAATGACGTTTCTTGGTTTGCCTCTGTTCCACCTGTCAACAAAAGCCCATTTTTATAGACTTGGAAATTGCTATCATTATTAAAAAGAGCAGAGTCGACTTCGTTGGTAAGGATGATAATAGCGGCACTGATCCCATCTTCAACAGCATCATCAGGAAACAGCCTATTTGCACCATTAATTCTTAATCCAATTTCAGTAGTAACTAGATATGACCCTCCTGTTACTCCGAGTGTATCAGATAACGAAAGGGTATAATTTTGACCAGCGGGGTCATCGGCCAAAGCCACTACAACGATTGTCCGGGCGGCCGTACCAGTAACAGGCTGATCATTAAGAACCATAAGATCGTTGATTCCGTCAAAATCAACAACATTATGAATACCTACTATACGGGTACCAGTCGTGGGTTGATTTGCCAGCGTTCCTTGTACCGCATCTCTGCCATTTACGCTCTTGTCGTCCCACTGACTTACCTGACCACCGATGTCTTCGATAGTACCAATGTCTGATGCATCTAACCAGAGTTGTAAGCTAAGTAATTTGTTAGGAGAAAAAGCCTGTGATGCGTTAGTACCTACGCTCATATAAGGTCTCCAATCAACCTCCATTCGTCAGTATCTATCTTTTTAAGAGTAGCCGCAGAATATCTGGCGTTTATAGAAAGCAGACTGTCTCTAGATTGTAGCACTGCGGCCCCAAAAACAGTAAAGGTAACAGTCCCTTGCCCTTCTCTTATAAATTCTATCTCGGCACCTACAGGAAAAGTTTCAACGGTATTCTCCGGAATGATTATGATTTGTGGTGCCGGACTGTTCATAACGAAAAACTTTAAATTATCATCAACCACTAAATTTAAAATACTGTTAGTCTCTATTACTACGGGGAAGGTGCTGATACCTCCACTGCCCCCGCTTCCACCGGCAAATAGACTTGAAGCAAATAAACTCATAGAGTATCTCCTTTATCCATGCCGAGCAAAACTCCCTGTAGACTCATCACTCCCGAAAACCACACCGGTTTCAAACCCTTGTAATGGAGCCATTGTAACTTCAAACGTTCCATTGTAATCTGGATTGTGAAGAAATCCACTGACAGTTATAATGGCTCCAATAGTCAGACTGGCTGCGTTGCTATAGACAAAGATAGCATCATTTCGTGAGTCGCCAATGTAGACTCTATCGATGGTTTCAAAAGATGCATCATAATCAGTTTGTAGTTGTAACCAATCAGCAGAACTCAGCCCAACAGTCGGGAAATTAGTCGCCAGAGTATTGGCCAGAGGGGTATCAATAGACACTCTATCAGGGTTGGGTTCTTCAATAGTCGCCGCCTTTGGGCTTATCAGGGTATTCATGTCTTCATAAGAGAGACCTAATATATCGGCTATCTCTTTGGAATTCTTAACCATCCAATTCCCTGTGGTATCATCATAGTGTCCACGCATGATTTTAGCAACTACATGCCAGCCTGGATATTTGGGTAACTCGGCAGGTAGAGTGGCTTGTTCGGCATCATAATCTATTTGCAACTGCATCCAGTTGTCTTTGACCATTTGCATAATTGGATAAGACGCTACTAGTTTTTCGGCAAAAGCATCATCTATACTTCTTTGCTCCTGTACCATCCGCATTACTTCATGATGCGGGATATCGAGGTCTTTGGCTATAGCCTGACTGTTCTTTTTCATGCCTTTCATGATTTCGTCTCGTATATATTTTCCTGGATGGTCGAGCATTATTTGTTCTCCTCCTATACAGACAAGATTCCACTGAAGAAATCAGTAGAACTCACACTCGTATTATTTCTAAACCTCAAACGAAGTTCATCATCCTGTTTCAATCTCAAAGTAAAGTTTGGGAAAGTTAACGAAATACTATTATTGGTATCCACCGTGAGGGACAATACCGAAGCACTGATAACCTCATTGTTTAGAAAAATGCCAAATTCCAGATCAACACTGCTACCTTGATGTGCGAAAAGTAAATTAGCAGAAACGTTGGTAGCCATCTCCCTAACCCCTGTATATTTTACAGTTCCATTTATAGCATCCGTAACCAAAAACTTTTCAAAACCTTCTGCCGCTGCTCCCCATATCAAAGTAACTCCAGCATCAGCAATATCCGTCCATAGGGTCGCCATATCAGGCTGTATCCCTGTGCCTGCGGCACTCGTAACCCTGGCAATAAGCCTTGCTGCTGATAGGGGGATGTTGCTATCCTTGAACTTCCAGTTTTTAGAACCTTGGTGGAATGGGATATTTTTATCGAAAATATTAACCGAAAGAGTATTTGGATTAGAAATCACGTATTGATCTTGATGATGACTAATACCTCCTTTCGTGAGTGGATCAACTAGAGCTATAGACCCTGATGGAAATTGATAAAGCAACGTGCCATCCATCTGATGCACTGAAACATTATTAGTAACACCATCCAGCACCATCACTACCGACCCATCAACATCAATGCCAACGGGGACATTGTCAGCAGTAGCCCAAGAATTTTTAATCATTGTTGATTTACCATCCAGTTGATATACAAGTGCTGTTACACGATCCACAACCCAAAGGTCCTGACCATCAAAAGCTAATTCCTGCAGATTGCCAGCAGGTGCCGCAAACTGAAAATCAATTACAGCAGTTTCTCCTATCAACACCACAATCAAATCCACTGTAGGGTTTCCATGTATCACATTAACCCCGTCATTAGTAATCCCATCCGGGTCAAAAACCACGGTGGAAAGAGAGAAAGCCAAGGTGTTTGAAATCCCTACAAATTTATGCAAAGAGTTGCCTAACTGATCGACCAACCATAAATTACCATCCAGTATCATGTTTGATCCAATAAGCGGGGTACCAAATTCTGCACTGACATCTATCACTGAATCAAAAACAGGTTTACTGGCAATCGGGATCGCCGCTAGATTAGCATTTGTGTTGTCCAGCGTGCCCATACCTATGGCATCAGGATTCGCTAGTTCAATGCCTGTAGCCCCTGGATTGAACAGGTTAAGACCAACATCCTTAAGTTCCATAGAGGCTATGGTAGCTCCATCCTCTACAACAATACACTTAGACGCAAAGGTTCTTATAAACCCTACCGTATTAAGTATTAGCCTACTAAAGTTGGCACCTGATTCAATAAGGATAGCCACATCAGCATCGGCCTTATCCACAAATAGACTAGTTTCTTTGATCGCAAGAAGATTAACAGTTGAAGCCCCATCTAATACAATGCCGGAACCTAGTATGAAATTACAAGCGATGAAAGACACATTAAAAGCGTCTAGCACTCTAAAAGAATTGTTGGAAAAGTCAACCCGTGTAAAAAGCATTGTCGTCCCTAATGGGACTGATGTACCGGCAACATTAAAAATATCGCCAGTTCCTAACTGATTAAAACCGATATCAAGATAGTCTCCAGAATCAGTAACGGTGATTAAGGGGTCCGTTGTCGTACCTGAGATGGTAGAAGCACCACCTCCATTTCTTCGTACTCCGGTGATACTACCCCCAGAACCAATAACTAAACGATCTGTTCCAAGGTCGATGTTTTCAATTATTAGGAGTAATGTGTTGGCTGGGGAGGTAATAACACCAGCTACAGGAGCCGGTAAATCATCTAAACTGCTTACGGTTAAAATAAGAGAAGAGGTAACACCCCCTCCGCTTATATCGCCAGAGGTTAAGGCACTGGTATCAAATAAGCCCATTATGCCTCCTCAAAATAGAAAGCAACTGTGCCATCCTTTGATCGTACCCAGAAAGACCCAACCCTTAAGATACCACCACCACCTCGGGTTGGCATATAGACATTGCCTCTTTCCTCGGGACTTGGCTGTGCTGTTCTCTCCAGCACATATACCTCACTCGGACCAGGGGTACTAAATGTTATCGATCCATCGATTGTTGTAAAGAATTCCTGCCAGTTCTCATCAACATCAATTTTAATAGTTTCTGTTGACATCTATTCCTCATGATCTGAATTTGAAAGAGGTTTAACCTCTACAGTTGATCTTCTAGATACATTATCTTTAAATTCAACTAGCTGACCTCTATCGGTACTTCCATGTCTATTATAGTCTTTATCATATGTTCGTTTATCACGAATACTCTTACTACCTCTGAACTCTTTACCGAATTCGTTATCTTGCATAGTATTCTCCTCTTATTGAGATGAGACAGTTTTAGAGGTTGTTGATTTAATCGATGGGGGCAATTTGCGTCCATCATGTAGGGTAGATTCAGGTGTAACACCTTTTTTAGAATCAGCTTCTCTACCTGTACCATCACCATCATAAACCTTACTTTCCACAGGTGTGTTAGGTGTTTTTGCAACTTCTTGTGTAGCCATATTTTATTTGCTCCTATTATATTAAGGTTTTGTTAAACTTCTCAAAATCTTTAAGCCACCAATGAACTGCCTGTCCACCATGTGACATTTGCAAACATCCTTCCGTTAGAAACTCATCTTTTCTTGCGTCTTGTCCTGGGTCCTGCCTGTGTGTTACAAATTGAGTATCGCTATTAGCAAGCGGTCTCCACATAAGCTTAGGGAGGTCTATAACAATCATATCATCATCAAGTAGCGATCCCATATGTACGAACAGTGGGTGTTTATGAATAAACAAATCGCCTATACCTATTAGATGGGTCAATTTAACTCCATATACTTTGTCTGCTGTCTCGATATTTAACTGGGAAAGTTGCCTACCCATCTTACTTAATTCTCTTTGCGGAACTGATCCAGTAAAAGCGATCTTCTCCATATTCCCAAATTTAAATATGTCTGAATCCAATTCTACCCAATCGTTATCACTGAATTCGCCAACTGTTCTGACGTTAGTTGGAAGTACGGTATCGTATCCTCCAAGTAGCTGGATTACACCAGACATTGTACGAAGTATTTCTCCGTCAGGTCCAGTACCTTCTGAGGATTGAGATAAAAATATATCCGCTTCGTAACGTGAGCTATGAATCTGTAGTGCCTCAATCTTCGCATTCCTATATGACTCTCCAGACCTAAGCCTGGTGTTAAGTGCCGTACGGGTCATGCTTAGAGAGGTTCTGAGTATTTGAGTAAAAGTAGTCGTCTTTATAGGGTTGGTTCCAGTTGAAGTCGGTATCTGTGATCCTTCTTCGTATGCAGAACCACATATTAGCAACACATCTGTAGCTACAGGATCAGTCGGTGGGCCTGCAAGTCCACCTACATTTCGTGATACAGTAATTGTATTGGTAGCTGTGGGATCAGATGTAACACGCATAAGCTCGTTAGTGGCAACATTAAACAACAATGTGCCCTTAGGAGTTAAAAACGCGTTAATTCCTACCGTGCTATCATCGATAGTAATTGTCGGGTCGGAGAAAGCTGTAACCTCAAGCTCCATTGCGGCGAGTGTCTTCTCCCACCAGCTATGTTCAGGGTCGCTCACTGAATCCGTAGACATCTTTGAGAGCAATCCCATCAGTGGGGCGTCTCCATTTGGGAAGAGATATAGTATCATCTCGTTCCATGATTTAGGCCGTTCATCTACAGCCCAATCTCCTGTTCCTCTTAATCCTAATACTGCCATCTTTATCTCCTCCTGTTCTATTTTCAGAACTTATCTATTAACAAAATTAGCTAGGTCCATTAAATGAGCTTCGGAAGTAGACAATCTCTGGGTCTCATGCTCTTTGATGCTCTCAAGATGAGAACGGACAGGAGTTGTCCCTAGTTTATCTACTTTTGATTTAGCTTCCGGATTAGACCTGACAACTCCGGCACTTTCTTTTATTTGATTAACTGCTGTTTGTGTTCTAGTTCCTATTGAATTAAGTAACTGATGTAGTAGGGCATTTGGGTTCTCTCTTATAACCTGTCCCTCTACTAAAGCTACCAAGTCTTTATGGTCCTTCAATTCTGGGAATCCCTCGTAGAATTTATTCTGACAAGCTCCCAGATATTGCTGTTTCTGAGTACTGGAGTAATTAGCATTTTGTACCTGCTGATTGCTTGTGTGCTCTATTGCCTGCTGGAATTGGGGAGCTATCTGCTTTATCCCTTCTGCAAAGGCCAGTGCTTGTTCTTCACCGTATTTATCCGTTAAGATTCTTACTGTCTCATCGAGGTTTATAGTAGGTCCGTCAGTTTGTGCTGGTTGTTTTACTAAGTCTACTACGAATCGATCTAATTCATCTGTATTGATAGCTGGCTTCTGAGTTTCAAGCCATTGTTCTTTTGCCTTTTCCAGTGCGGCAACATCAATACCCCCACTTTCCTCTACCTTAGGAGCCTCTGTTTCCTTCTCTCCCTTTACCTCTACTTCAGGAGTCTCTGGTTCCTTCTCTGATTCTTTTACTTCGTTATTATCAAGTTCAAGCTCTGTAACTAATGGCTCATCAACAATCTCAACCCCTTCATCCACAACTGGTTCATGCTCTTTCAGACTAAGGGTCTTATTGTCTTCGTTCGGTGTGGGTTGAGTATTGTCAAGCTGGTTGTATAACTCTTGTACAGACTGTTCTTGTTCGTTATCCATATAGTAGTTATTACTCTATTACGAAGTAACTGTCAAGAGTGTTGTGGATAACCTGTGGATAAGTTGTCAGAATATACAAAGAATCAGCAAGATATAAGCGGGCTGTTATGAGAAGGCTTGTATACTTTAACCCGGACTTACTTGTACCCTATAACAGGGTTCTTTAATCTTTCTATGAACCACGTTAGGAATTGGGGTCTGTTCTTTATCTTCTCGCATTGTGCGAGAAGTCCCGTCAGATACTCTTCCTCCTCCTCTTCCGAGTTGGTAGAGTTGATAGGGGGAAAATAATACCCGTCTTCGCAAGCTTCCAAACGAGGATGGTCAAACGTTGCACGCCTGTCAACTTCAGAGAAGCTAAACTCTAGTTCGTAATCGAGCAGTTTTTCGACTCTAGTAAATATGTATTCATAAACAAAGGTACGGAGATGTGTATTGAGAAGGTCTATATGATCTTCCCCGAATCTATCCACAATATATTTAGATACCCCCCTATCCGTCACACCTGCCTTATCAATTATCTCATTCGCCTCATTAATCTCTTTGTACCCAAATAAATCACAATACACCGCAGAATGCAGATCTGATTTTGACTTATTGCTTTTTTCTTTCATTCTTTTTCCTTTGCTCTTATTATCGCAACGCTCATAAATGATATACTCATCTTGAGAGGATGTCAAGTGTTTTTGTACCTCAGGTTGTGGAGAAGCTCAATCTTTCTCTTGTTCTTCTCTCGTGTATTCGAGCATTTCTTCAGGTAGAGATTTGATACCAAGTAACGTATCTCTGACATGGGGGGTATATGTAGCTATTATCTGTTCATCCACAGTATTCGGGGCTGGAGACATCTTGGCACTCTCAATTAAATCAGCATAATATTTATCGAGATATTTACCAATATTAGAGTTGATGAAGTTGTACCACTCATGGAAGGTAGGTTCGTTAGTCTCTGATTTTTCTTCTTTATTATCCATTTGACGCCAGTGTCCCTAATCCTTGTCCAGGAGGCACTAAATTGCCCTGCTGAACTTGGGACTGTATTTGATCATCTGGTACGATGGCTGATATCTGTGGTGCTTCCTGTGCTATATATTTCTGTGCACTTCCTACACCTATCAAATTGGAGTAGTCGTCCATAACTTTAGGCATATTGAGCTGCATGCCATTCTGCATTGCTAACTGTACAAATTGCAGAAGTGCCTGTGCCTGTGAGATGGTATCTATTGGTAATGACCCGTCAAACGGGATTAAATCAAAATTGCCTTTAACCTGTTCTGGGCTCACTTCTATTATAGACCCAATCGCTGCTTCGAGGTCTCTTGCTCCCCTCTCTCCTACGATTCTTAAGAACTGTTTTTGAGTCATCCTGGCCTGGTTCATCATTATCATATGACGATTGATATTCACATATCCCTGGGCCGCAAATACCTCAGCTTCGGCTTTTATCCTCATACTGGCTAGTTGCGTAGCTCCTCTAATTTCTGTAGCTGATTTACGTCCCTGAGAGGTAGGAGCACCCATCATAATACTTGAGACTCCTGTAATTAATTCAAATATATTCTGTAGAAATTGAATGTCGTTTAAATGCGATCCGGTTGTATCGGTAATGGTCAATTGCTTAAATGCCTGGTCTATACCTCTGTTAAGCATAGGATGCATCTTTATACGCTTTCCTGACATATTGGTTGCCAGGTCTTTCTCATTAATAACCCTTGGATCGTATATCACGGAATCGTATATGGCTTTGTCTACGGAATTTCTGTGTGAAGAAAGCAGCCATGAAGCAAAGTCCTCTATTTCGCTCAGTAGTCCTGTCTCAGAAGGAGAGAGGAATGTATACTCATCACCAAAGGGCTGCAATGTGAAATACGGGAATGCACCAAAGTCTTCTGGCTCTGCATATATGATTACATCGTTATCTGACAAGATAAAATGCCAGAGTTCCAGATTCTTTGATTTAGATAGTTTCCACTGATCTGGCACCAACAACCAAAACATATGAGTTATGCCTGCCTGGTTATTTAATTCGGTCTTTTTCTCCTCCGAAGGATTCTCAAGTATTAGAGTATCTATCCCTGCAAACTCCCCTCTGGTTCTTAATCTATCATTGCGGCTTGTTGGAGAAGTAAATCGGGTACTTACAAGTGCTCGAACCTTGTCTGTGTTAAACAGGATATCATCCCTCTCCATCTGTCTGAGACGAGCTAGCAACTCTACTCCTCTATGTCCGCAAAACTCTCCCTGTTGCAAAGACTGAACAGAAACTCTTGGGTCGGGGAGGAATAAATAGGGGTCTACATTCTTAATCTGGTTCCCTTCATATTCTAATACTCCATCCAGTACAATCGAATTGACACGTGTTCCTTCTGCTGTGTTTATATGTTTTGTATATTGCGAGAATTTAGTATCCCAGAAAGAGAATTGAATGCCAAGTCCGTAGGTTGTGGCATCTTTGAACCATTGATGGTCTTTTAACCATCTGTTGGTTTTTACGGATTGTGCATCAAGTATTATTTCCTGTAATCTGGCAGGCTTGGTATCTTCTTCTCCCCTGCCCTCGATTTGAACATTAGGACGGGTAGAATAAAAGATTGACATCAACATAGCCAGTTTTACCGACTGTGCCATATAGGAAAATGGGACTATTAATTTTCTCTTTTCTATCTGTCCCGTTGATTTTTGTTTCCTCGGAGCCTGCGTATAGAATTTAATCCTACGCTCCTGCTCATCCCAATCAGAATAATAAGTCCCCATTTCCTGAGAGCTGAGTTCTATGCGTTTCTTAATAGCCGATGCTAACTTCCTATGTGCATCAGTACCGAACTTAAGCACCCTCTTCATGTTAGTTACTTCAGTTACTTGTTTCGTGGCCATTAGCGTTCCCTTTATTTGTTATATGTTGTTTGAGTAAAGCGTTCTTATGATCTACGCTTTGCTTGATTTTCTTCTTTAGGCTAGGCGTTAGAGAACGTCCACCGTCTATACTCCTCTGAAGGATGTCTTGTCCCTGCTGTGTCTGAAGGACTACTTCCGCACCCTCCTCCACGTCTCCTGTTTTGAGTATTCTGTCTATTTGCCAAGGGAAAAAGTCCTCCCTCAACTCTTCGAGATCGTTAAAATTATGTTTGTCTGTTTTATCCTGTAGTATCATATTGCCAAACTCCTCTATTCTCGAACCAATAATAGCAAAGGCGGTGTCTCTCCATATTGCAAAGGACGGGTCATCTCCTGAAAGTTTTTTAACAACCCCTGCATAATAGGGAAGCACTGGCCATACCGGAGAGAAACTAATTCTTCTTATCTTTCCATTCAGCATAATATAAGCGAAGCAAATTTGAGTTCTATCTAATTCAGGATTCATTGTTCTCAGATAAGCTAATTCTGCCTGCGGAACATGTGTATCGTTAACAACAAATTCAAATCGTATATCGTGATTAAATCCTTTAAACTGCTTACTTATTGTTTTGTTCATCATTCGTAGTATCCCGTCCCTCCGACCATCTTTGCAAATGCTCCTGGTCTATCCCTATGTTTTGGCTCAACCCAGCGTGGCTCAACTATCAGTATCCGCCCAAGATTTTCCATCATATCGTTATCTTTATCCCTTGGTTTATTTAGGGTCGCATCTGAAACATCTGGTCTATCTGGTTTCATGCTGTAAGATTCAAAATTGCGGATTGTCTCAGAACATTCCTTGGCAACAAACAAAGTGTTGTCTTCAAGAAGCTGCTTTATAATCTTGGTACGGGTAGTTACATCTTTACTCCCCGGTTCAAGATTATGTATCCCTCTTTTTTCTAATTGTTCCATTAAACAACATCCTGTTTGAATTTCAATTGTCGAAGCTATAGGATCAATCCATGAACTCCAATATATCGTATTATAAGCATATTCTGGGTCGGTATCAAGGGAAGGTACATACTGAACTCCTTTGCTTATCTCGTAGTCCTCGTACTCCTTGAGAGCTTTCACCATCTCGTCCATGGTTAAATAATCCCATATTTCGTGATATATGTATTTCTTGTTATGCGGTGAGATGGCTACATAAAGAATTGCCTGTGGCTTTCTAAGTGAGTGTACATCGATTGCACGATATCGTCCCCAGTTTGCCGGTGGGTACCAGTCCTCCTCTTTCAACACATGCATATCTCTCTGGAATTCAGGGAACACTAATCCAAGTAGAAAGCTAAACCTTCCATACAACCGTGCCTCTATCTCGTCCTTGGTTAACGCTGCTCTCATATTCCTGTAGTAATCTGGATTTAGATTATGCTTATTTGTAGTCCAATCCGCTTCAAGCCATGAGATATCCTTACCATCTGCGTTTCGTTTTAAGTCATGAAACATCCAGGGATCAGATATAGGAGTTAAAGCACCAAGACATTTAAACCCGTATACGCTACGAGCCCCCCTGATAGTCCTGATGTATGGGTCTCTAGGTATTGGCTCCTCCATTTGAAAGACCTGCCCTTCCCAGCCCTCAAGTATGTTAGGATCGGGATTAATAGCACTGACTACGTCCATTTCTGAATGTTCCTTATTAAACTCAAATTCCCAAGTAGTGTAAATTCCTTGCGGATTTCTCACGCTTCTCGATATCCAGGGAGCACACCATTGTCTGATTAAGGGAGTTATTGTCTTTTTAGCTACATGTTGCAGGTCTCTTGCCATAATCCTGCCTACACGCATGCGGAAGTATTCAACATCCTGTTCTCCATTCTCTAAATAAACAGGTAGTTTCAAATCATCGAACTTGGGGACTTTCTCTGTATGCCAAAGATCGGCTAATCCTTCTAATGGCAAGTTATATTTGTATTGTTTATTTATCTTGGAGTAAAACCTGAACTCGTCCTTTGTTAAATCAAAAACCAAAAATTCCGATTCCGTCCTCATTATATTCTTCAATATATCTTCAAGATTGGTCATAAAGGGTCTGAATGTAGTTAGACTTGCATGAAATTCTTGACCGGTAACCCAGAAACTTTTACCTGTTCCATTTGCACTGGCCATGATAGCGGTTCTTGAATGATTTACAAAATAGGTATAGACAAGCTGAGCGGATGTTGGAAAAGTATTGAAAGCTAACTTTAGATAATCTGTTTTTTGTTTATCTGATACTTCTTCTTTCTTTGTACCACCCCATGGGGCAATCTCAATCCCTTCGTAGAATATGTTGAGCAAAGTTTTCTTTACATCATCAAGGCCTCTTTGTATTTCTTCCAGGGTTCTACTCATAACCTTCTTATTTTTTTGGATTTAATTTTAGTATCTCGTGTGTAATAATTTCCTTTCTTTGATTTTCTGTTCCTGCTGGGTCTACGTTTACCTGCTGACCCACATTGACCTGAACTGGTCCGGCAGACTGTATCTTGCCTGTCATTCTGGCCCACAATTCGCAAGCTTTCAGATCACCCTTCTCTATCTTATCTTCGAGTGTTCTATAAAAAACATGCTCTATGCGAAGGCTGTGTGCTTCATGCGGTCTCTGCAATTGTCGGAGTAAAACGATTCCTTCCGGATTTTCTCTTACCTTTGGCAGTATAACGTCATAGTAAGTATTTTTACTAAGCCCATATTTAGAGCAGGTGGGTCTAATCTTCTTGCCTAGAATAAGCGTCTCCGCAAGTGGGAGTACGTAGCGGGGTTTAACTCCTAAAACCTCAGCTATTTTCTTTATGTATGCTTCGGCATTGATTTCTCCTATCTTGTCAAGGATAGCTCCGTAAGAGGTATCCTTGTCAGAGTCAGGAATAGTCTCATCAATCTCCTCGATTGCTCTGACAAGTATAGGGCTCAGTGATGTATTCCCTTTCTTCTTATTCGTCATAAAGTAATCCTCGTTCTACCTATTGTTTAAGTCCTTAAGGCGATTGTGAATCAACAAGCATCCTTTAAAGCCTTCAAAATCTTTACGGCACGACTTTTGCTTCTCTGTTTCAAGACTTGCGTCTTTTCCAATTCTAATAATCCAGTTATTAGTAAATTCTTCACCCGTCTCCTCAAGTCTACCCATTGCATAAGAGGCGAGCTGCAAAAAATACTCCGGGTAAATTCCACTAGACGTCTTTAGGTCTATTATACCCAACTCGCCATCTATGATTGCCTCGATATCATCAGTGCCCGCATAATTATGTTGGATAGAATAAACCTTAGACTCCGAGCGTAGGTACTTGATATCATGCTGTTGCTCCCATTCTAAAAATGCCAGGACAGAATTTACTGCCGCCTCATTTACAGGATAGTCGAAATCGGAGTATGACCCGTCTATCTTCTTCTTAATGTATTTCTCTATACAGTCATGAACCAGAGTGCCAATATTGCTAGCTTTCTTAGATACGAGCCTGTGCTCTCTCTTCATACCGTCAATCAGGCTAACTTTCTCTATCTCATCAATCGCTTTACCTACGGGCAGGTTACTTTCCAAGTATTCTCCCCCTACATTTAAAGCCCAATAAATCAATGCTGGTTTATTTATTACTTTGAGAATGCCTGTGGAACTAGGCACCTCTTTTCCTTCAACTGTATACCGGTGTTTTGATTCATCGAAATCCAGTTTTATTTTGCCATCATATAGTTCGTATACGGGCATTTAACCTCTGTAGTCTATTTTAGAACGATAAAACCGTTTGATAAGAGCATCGTATCATATTTGATATACCATGTCAAGTTATCCACAGGTTACCAACAATTGACATACGCTTTATATTAGTATATCATTTTTGCAACAATTTACAATTAATAAGATGGAGGAGAATGTATTTGTCTACGCTCAGCGAAAAGGTTTCACGAAACATCAAGCGTTTACGAGCGATCAAAGGACTGACTCAAGTGAACTTAGCTAGAGCCTCCGGCATATCTGAAATACAAATGCAACGTATAGAGCAGTGTAGAGGGGGTACAACAATCAAGACTCTTGAGAAAATAGCCAAAGTCCTGAACGAACCTCCAGAGGCGTTCTTTCACATAATATGATTAACGATAAAGGCTAAAGAAGTGAAAAATTGTCTACAACAATGAGGGGGGGGATATTTAGTAGACAGATAAAGGCCGGGATATGGGCTTCCATGCAATTACCGAGTCATGCTCCCAACCACAGATACTGATTTCCCGTCCAGGTTTCTCTATCGTAAAATATTTCACTCCTCTTATAGATTCAGTTGGAAGTTTGTCCTCATCTAAAGCTAATAACGTAACCTCGTAGAGCCCGTCTTTATCTGGGTTACTCTCCGTTACTCTAATCCACCCAACTTGGCTATCACAAAATTTTACAATTTCATCCATTATGCCTGATACGGGGAAGCTACTGTCACTATTCATATTATATTAACTGTAACATAAATGATACATCATGTCAATCGTTAGGCAGTTGTACGAAAAAATCGTACTACTCTTAAATATCTTGCTCCCCTTTGTTTGTAAAACTTGAAAGATGAAAAATGGGCTAGTGCTTATAAAAAAAAAAGAAAAGAAAGTAACATAAAGAAAAGAAAAAAACTACTACTTACTACTAATAGTAATAGTAGGGCCTGTGGATAACTCAATATCCTGCCCTAATTGAAGCTAATTTCTTAATACTTACCCTACCTTATACCACTTTACTGCCTGTGGATAACCTGTGGATAACCTGTGGATAACCTGTGGATAACTTCTCACCACAATACCATCTTGAAAACTGCCCTATCTTGTGGATTCGACAACGGCTTGAGACTTAACCAGCTAGGATAATTATACTCTTTCAACCCCCTTCGTAACTTCAACCGAACGGGGGGATATTTGAGGGAACCATATGGGGGGAAGGAGGGTCATTGGGGCATACCCCCTACGGGTTAATTGTGGGGTACCCCTGTTAATAACCTGTGGATAACCTCAGAGCACCCCTTATTTATTGCTTTCTTC